AGCATTATACCCCATGCTTCCAGCATTAGCACCTAATGCAATTAACGCCCAAGATTTACCACCACCTGGATTACCAAATATAAGACCAAAATCACCATTACCTAATCCACCTTGTAACAATTCATTAAACTCACTCCAAGGTGTAGGAATAGTAGTTCTATGTTCCTCACGAAAACGAGATTCTAAATCTTTATTATATTCGTGTCCTATGTTTTTATCTTGTCCTGCTTTTAAAGCAGCTTCAACCATAAACTTAATAGAATCATAATCACCTGCTTGTAATAGTTCTACAGACTGAAGTAATGCTTTTTTAAGCATTTGGTTTTTACAAAACGATGAAAATTCTTCTTCAACATATGCTAAATCATCTGATTCTTTATATGCTTCTCTAAGTTGTTCTTTAATGGAAATTTGTAATACTTCGTTTTGTACTTTTTTAAGTTCTACTTTAAGTACTTCTAACGATGGAGTAGTATGATATTTTTCATAATATTTTAATATTTCCTTAATAATCCATTTGTGGGCTTGATTTGTAAAATAATCTTCAGTTATAATATCATATATATTTGTTAAAAAACTTTTATGATTTAATAATGCTGCTAATACTTTTATTTGAAAACCCGGTCCGTATTCTTCGATTGATTTTAATGTCATATAACTATTAATTATAACTGGTTAAGTGTTTGAATGCGGATTGAAGCCAATACTCAATATTTTTATTAACTAAGTTCCGCAATCCATCTTCGTGATAATACTTAAGAAAAAGTTGGGATTCAAGTTTAGGTGTATCTTTTTCAACTAATTCTTTTAAAATTTGTTTTTCATTATCATCAATCATAGGACTATGTAAATCCATAATCTTATAATTGCGTCTTAAATTATTTTCTTCAAATAATATCCTAGAATATATAACATGTTCCTTTATTTTAGGTTTACATATATCAAAAATATCATCTAAAGTAAGGGGACGTTGGGCTAGTTCAGGAAAACATTTAAGTAATTTTTTATCACCTAAACCTTTTACACCATTAACTTTATCCGAAGAATCGCCTAATAATACTTTATATAAAATAAAATTAGACGCTAATACCCCGTATTTTTCCAACACAGTTTTAGGTAAAAAAACTTCACGTTCAATAGGTCTGTATACTGCTATATTTTTATTTACTAATTGTAAAAAATCCTTGTCGCTAGAAACTATAAATACTTTAGAATTATAATCTGTAGATAATTTAAAAGACAAATGTGCTATAATATCATCTGCTTCTAATTTATTAAGCGATATAGTTTTAACAGGTAAACACTGTACATAATGTATTAAACGAGTAATTTGATCTACTTTAGCTTGGTTTTCTTCTTCTAAATTATCAAATACTTCCCAATTAGTAATACGAGTTGTATTACGATTTTCTTTATATTCGGGGAGTAGGTTTCTACGATTAACTGTAGAACCTACTCCATCGAATATCACATAAACCGAGGTTGGGCTAATATGATTTATTAGTGAGCCTAGTGAACGTAAAAAACCACCTAAACCTCCTACGTGCACACCTTCGTCATTGATGAACTTTAACATGGCAAAGTTTCTAAAAAATAGATTTAGCCCATCAATCAAAAGCACTCTATCGTGCTTATTTAAGGATTCTGTCTCACCTCCTTCAACTACATTGTCAAGGAGTTGTAATAAATCTTTCTTTTCCATATTAATCCGGCTCGTTTATATATTCAGTGGTATCTATAAATGTATCATTTTCTTCAATGATATCAAAGTCTAGTCCACCAAGTATCGCACTCCATTCTTTGGCGTGTGAGTCTTTATATGACTTAATTTCCTTCTCACTATCATTAATAAATCCGTGAGGGGTCATAATTATATTACCTCTTGTAGTAATACCATTAATGTGGTTTTTATCAATTTGGATTTTAGTACGTTTAGCAAATTCAACTTGCTTACCATCCTTAATAGCTTTAATTTTGCTAGTTCCAGCGTTAGCTACATTACCAAATGTAATGACAAATGTTGCATCAAACCACATCGCAAAACCACCTTTATTCATAAGTTTAGGTTGACTCATTGGGGTTTCTGCTTTAGCTGTCCAAACCTTATTAATACACACTAAAGTATTAGTATACGGGTAACTTTCTTTACGAGACAATGTAATACGTTGATTTACATTATTACCAAATTGAGTTGACATAGCGCCTGCGTTCCATTCGTTATTATTTTTATTAGAACGAACTGATAATTCGCAAGGTACAGAACCAATAGAATCCCACAAGAACATTAAATCGTAAGGTAAATTGCCTTTCTTCTGCTCATCTAGTAAATCTAAAATAAAAGCAGCTACATCCTCAATAGTATGTATTGTTTCTCTATCGGCGTAAATGAAAAATCCATTATAGTCTGTAACTTCACCTGTTTCTTCATCTACAACTTGATTAACCTCAAGTCCCATTTGTTGAACGTGTTCCCAAGACCATTTCATCTCGGTAATAATAAATACAGGTAATATTCCTGCCTTTTGAGCATTAACAGCAGCTTCAATTAGCGCTGTGGTTTTACCTGTATCGCTGTGCCCTCGAAGCAACACAATGTGTCCTGCAGGGATACCGGGCACAGAGGTTACTTCTTGGAACGCAGGAGAAAGCGGAACCCACTTTTGGGGTTTGAACTTAACATTACCTGTTAAGCCCTTTTTATTCTTGAATTTATCAAGATTAAAATTTGATTTTAGCTCAGCAGATACTGCCTCTGCTAAAGATTCATCGCGCTTTCTAGCCATAATTAAAAGGGCATATCGTTGTCACCATCTTCGTCAAAAATATCATTAAATTTATCCAATTTAGATTGTTTGACGTTGTTAGTAGACGTGTTTAGTGAATAGTTAGTTTTAGGAGCTTCTTCAGCCACCTTTTCTTCATCAACGATCTCGTCTTCACTTGGATTCAACCAATTTTGAAGCGCGGTTTTCATCTCGTCAAACGAATAAGGCTTGAACATATCTTTTGGATTAGGTTGGGTTTCCAACCAAGTTTTCACTTGGTCACCTGATCCTAGTTGACTATTCTTCATCGAAGGGCTAATTGTAGTACGATTGTACTTAGTCCCAGTAGATTCAGGACCTACAGTCACCAATTTAATATCGCGACCTTCATTAATGTCGGTATAGTCACCTACTTCTTCGTCAACAGCAAGTTGCAAGAACGCTTCATAAGTTTCCTTACCAAATTGCCACAAACGAACTCCTTTATCCTCTTCACCTCTAACGATTACAGGAGCAAAGTAACGAGCTTTAGGTTCAATTTTCTTAGCTAAGCGCCAATTTTCCCTGTCGCTAGTTTTTCTTAATTGAGCCGCAAATTCTACAATGGGGTCCTTATCACCCCAGTTAATTGGCGATACCATAACGGGTTTACCAATATCGTAGTGAAAGAAAATCTCACTAAACGGCATTGCAGGGTTGTACTTAGAGGGCACAATGCGTACTGTTTGTTTACCTATAGTAGGCTTCCAAAATGCCGCTTTACGCTCCTCACCAGACTGTTTATTACTGGTTTTTTGCATCTCATTGAGACGCGATTTGATTGCGTTTAAATCCATAACATTTTTAAATTTAATTGGTTAATGATTGAATATAATAACTAATTTTGGCTCTGCCAAATTATAGTTCAATAATTTTAAAGATCTTTGTCTTTAATTGTTTCAATTCATTTTGTTGAGTTAACAATATTGTGTTTTTATAGTGTTGCCAATCTATTCTATAATTGATATCAACAACCCCCCCGTTCAAACTCTTAATTAATTCATTCAGGGCATTAATAGTATATAATGTATTTGAATCTTTTTTCCTGTGTACCAATATTGTATTAGCAGGGATGTGATTTACATTTCCTTGCTCTGTGTTGTATGTTAAGACATACTCGTTACTATCTTTTACCTCTAATACAAATATCTTATTGTACATTATCGAGTACATATTTGTTAAAGATCCCACCAAATCATCGAGCTGATCAGGTGTAGTAAAGGTACAAAACAATTTATTGTTCAAGTCTATATAGTTTGCGGTATCGTCCGCACTATACATATCGTAGGGTATGTTAAAAATCATAATTTTTTCCGTTTTTTACCTTAAAATACAAATTATTCGCACTGAGAATGTGCTTTATCTGATCAAGGATATCTTGTTCATTACTATCCCAATCAAACAAAAATGCATCGTAGGTGTACATAACTAATTTTGTGTTTTTTCCTTTTAAAAGTTTAAATATTTGCCATAATATACGAACGTTATTTGCGGTCTCCAAATTTTGTAGCACATAATTAAACAATTTTTGTGGGTTTATATTATCTAATTTGTCCTTTTTAAAACAATAACCCGAAATTGGCACAATAACTTGTCCTATGTTATTGAACTCTTCCCAGTTATCGTAAATATATTTTTTAATTTTTTTAAAAAATTCAATTTCTTCGTATTCTTTTTGTATGCCACCGTATAACTGTCGAAATGTAGCTTCTTTTGCTTGTGCTTCGCTAATACCCATCTTTCTACTAATTGAGGAATAAAAGTTAAAAAAATCAATTGAATCACAATCGATAAGCCTACTAGCCAAAGTAGGGTGATAAGCCGAGATATCAAATTCAACAAGCTCTGTATTGCGGGGGATAAACGCACTGCGACAACCATTTTCCTTGTTGAGCGCAGCGTAGTTAATGCCGTTGAATGTGTTGGAAGGACGCGTAGTTAATGTCTTAAAATTGTATTGAGTGTAAACCACATCGGTTTGTATGTCTTGATTAAACAATTGATTATAAGCGATATTATCCACAAATAAACCGGATTGTTCTATGCCGTAGAATACCCACGTTGCTTTGTGGTTGTAAAATTCATTTATGGGCTGTCCTATTAAGTATTCTAATTCTTCAAATAGCGCCTCGCAGTACTCGTAATGTTTAACTATCGGTACGAGTGTGTTTATGTCGTGTTTGGATGGGTATTTTTGGTATAAAAATTCGTGGGCGGGCGTGAATTGTATATACGTAGGATTGTGGAGTGTGATGTCACATGCCTGCTTTAATGGGAAATAATGTAAAAATTCCTTTTTGTCTTTTACATATATTTTTTTTGCATTTTTTATTAGCAGGAATACTTTATCTTCAAATAGTTGTTCTTCTACTTCGGTGTGGAAGATAGGTATTAAAAATCCTTTATGGTGATTTATAGGACGAATGTAAATACAACAAATTGAATTTTGAGCGGGGTGAGTGAATGGTGAGTAGGGTATTATCTCAACGAATATTTCGTCTAAATTCCTACTGCTAAATTGCTCTAGTTGTTGTTTATTTTCTATTAGCCAAAACATAGCATAAATATAATGCTAAATTTTGACTTATCCAACATAATATTGAGAATAATTTTTTATGTATTGGGTTAATT